GGGGTTTGAAGTTCAAGGACGCATTATTGATACGATGATGACCGCCGCGCTCATCGATGAGAACCGGTTCTCTTATTCGTTAAACGCACTGTGCTACGACTATCTCGGGAAGACCAAGTCGGAGAAGACGCTGGTAGAGGCGGCTCGGGAATTTGGCGTCGACCCTAAAGGCGAGATGTACAAACTTCCTGCGATGTACGTGGGACCTTACGCCGAGGTGGACGCAGAGATTACTTTAGAGCTTTGGAACCATTTTAAGAGCGTTCTTAATAACGAGGATTTGTGGGATGTCTGGAAGCTTGAAACGGCACTCCTCCCCCATCTGGTCACTATGACCGAGCGGGGTATACGGGTGGACGTGGACCAAGCCGAACGGACCAAACAGGAACTGTTAAAACGGGAGAAAGCAACCTACGCCAAGATAAACAAACTCGCCGGGATGTCCGTTGAAGTTTGGGCGGCGGCATCAATCGCCAAAGCTTTTGACAAGGCGGGGCTAAGTTACCCTTCCACGGCCAAAGGCTCACCGAGTTTTACCAAATTATTTCTTTCCGAGCATCCGCACGAACTGGCAAAGCTCATCGTACAGGCCCGAAATCTTAATAAGATTCAAGGCACGTTTATTGATAGCATTTTGCGCTACGTCGGCAAGAGTGGACGAATCCACAGTCATATTAATCAAGTTCGCTCGGATGATGGGGGAACCATCTCGGGAAGAATCTCCGTTTCTAATCCCAACCTCCAACAAATCCCGAGCCGCGATCCAGAACTGGGTCCGATGATACGCCGTCTGTTTCTCCCGGAAGAGGGAGAGCAATGGGCGGCTATAGACTATTCTCAGCAAGAGCCACGCATACTAACTTCATACGCTAAACGCTTTGGCGATTACCGCAAGATGGATATGGGCGGTGTTGAAGCGTTTATTACGGAGTACAACGAGAACCCCAATGCAGATTATCACAGCATGGTGGCCGAGCTATCAGGATTGCCGCGCTCGACGGCTAAAGTAATTTCCTTGGCCCTCATGTACGGAATGGGGGTCCAGAAGTTAAGTCAGCAACTGGATATTCCTCTAGATGAGGCCAAGGACCTGACCAAGCAGTATCATCAGAAAGTCCCCTTCGTTAAGCAATTGACCCAAGGGGTACAGCGCTATCTTGACGATCCACGGTCCGGGGGCTGTGTACGCTCCCTCAAGGGGCGCAAATGCCGCTTTGACCGATGGGAACCCGATACCTTTGAGATGACTAAAGCTTTGCCTTACGACGAAGCTGTGAACGCCTACGGGCCTACTACGAAGCTTAAAAGGGCCTATACATGGAAAAGTTTGAATCGTTTAATACAGGCCAGTGCGGCGGATCAGACGAAGCAAGCGATGGTTAACGTCTGCGAAGCGGGGAAAATCCCGTTGTTACAGGTCCATGACGAGTTGGCTTTCTCTGTGAAAGATGCAGACGAAGCTCGGGCTTTGGCGAAGGTGATGGAAGAGGCCGTGCCGTTAGAAGTTCCGAACAAGTGCGACATCGACCTCGGACCTAACTGGGGCGATGCTAAAGAAATAAAATGATGATATAATCTCATACAATCTTAGATAGGAGACAACAATGGATACCAAGAAATGGAAGTCGGTCTTAGTGCCCACGGACATCTACGAAGAAATCGTAGTTATATCGCACGTCGAAGGACGGACGATTAGCGGACAGCTACGGATTATCTTCGATGCATGGAAGCGTGAAAACCTCACCGCCCAAGACCAAAAGTTTCTGGAGGGGGAGATGCGCGAAAAGAAGCTACAGGAAGAACGGCTTGACGAAAAAAAACTTGGAACTGCTTAACGCATTCTTCGCAAGGTTTTCGCCAAGTTGGCCTGTCTTTTTGTTTTAGTGTTTTTCGACTTCGCCAACTGGTTGAGTTTCTTAGCCGGGATTTTCTCTCCGGCTTTTACTCCTGCCTTTTTACGCAGTCCGCCTTTGTTTTTCGCCGTTGCTTTTTGAATCCAGTTTTTATCTTTTGCCATTAGCTGTAATCCTTAATTGTTTCGGGATAACTCACGTCCCATGCCCATGTTAACTGGTTCAAGCACGTTAAGCACACCACGGCTTCCACCTGCATCCCCTCTTCTTTAACTAATGAATCTAACGTAGCATCCATCTGAAAAGGTTTATCGCATCTGGTGCAATGATGGGTCGTCAAGGGAGACGTCGGTTCTTCTGCCTCGAAAGAGCCAATCCCTAATGGTGTCGATAGGAACATCATACCTCTCGCTTATCCATTTTACTTTTCGTTTTTCTTCAAATCTCTGGTGCCGAATTTCTGCCACTAATTCATCCGGCCACTTGCTCGGTCTACCCATGATTCCCTTTCCCAGTTAAATTATCAAGCCCCAAGTCTATCATATTTTTATGTGTTAATCAAGTACCTTGTAAGTTATTGATTTTAAAGGTAAAAGAAAGTGCTTGCGTTTACACATGTTTTATGGGATAATAGGTTAGCTGAAAAAAGTAGTACAGCGGTTGGATGGTTATTCCTGTTTGGGGGTAATCAAGTTTTTTAAAAATTTATAAAGGTAGAACTCTATGAAATTATTTTCATTGAACCGTCCTGCGCGTTCAAATATATACTGCGGCCCTGCCGTGCTATCGTTTTTGACCGGGCAAGACACAAGCGAGTGTGCTTCGTGGTTTCGACGTTTTAGTAATCATCGAGGCGCGGTACGCGGGTCTAACGAGCGCAATATGCGTTTAGTGTTGACCAAGCTCGGGATCGATTACGTTCCTCTCTGCGTTCACCCTAGAGGCAAAGGACCGACGTTGGCCCGATGGCTACGGGAAAACAAGGAGAGACGAACACCGGGCCGCGTTTACTTAATCAGCGCGGGCTATCATTGGCAGTTAGTTACTGGCCGACGGTACGCTTGCGGACGAGTTGGCGCGATTGTCTCTATTAAAGACAAAGGAGTTAAACGTCGAGCGCGAGTTGCTTATGTGTGGGAACTGGTGATCCGGGACAAACTTACCGTCCCAAAACCCCAGTACAAAAAACCCACTTACAGTAAGGAACGGGCTAAAGCCTATCGGTTGCTAAAGAAGTACGGGGAGGCCCACGATTTAAGGTGTGAAGACGATCGGTTGGATTATTGGAGCAGATATGTAAGCTGTCCCGATTGGGTTCATAAAGACCCAACCGATTATCACATAGCTCACGATTGGGAAGAGGTGCTTGGGCTTTTGCAAATGTACATCGCTGAGATTGGCACAGCCAACGATATGCGTACACACCCGGACCCCGAAAAAAGTCTTTTGACTCAAGTTAGATACTAGGAGCTACACCGCACAGGGACGTGCCTTTTAAAAAGCTTGCGTTTACACATAAGGTATGAGACTCTTACAAAACAAAAGGAGAAGGATGATGACGAATAGCTATACCCTAACCGCATTAGGAACCACATTAGGTAATATCGACCAGATTAAAGCAAACCATTCAGCTTTTAGGGCTTGGGCGAAAGATAAAGATTGGAAATGGGTGGAAAAAATTGAAGAGGGGGAAGAACCCTATTGGGATTTGGAACTCAAAACCAATGACCTCGCGGTAATTGCCACAAACATCCTTAAGCTTTTTGAGCTAAAAATTGAAGCGGAAGCGAAAGATACGGACGGAGAGAAAGTCGCCGCCGTGTGGAGCGATCCATCAGCCGATGAAGAGTGGAACTATTTTTACACGGAGAACAACAATGAGTGAAGAACAAGAAGCCTATAGGGAAGCAATGGTTGAAAGGGGTATGGAAGGTTTTAAGCCGCTCACCTTTGCCGAGTGGCACGACTGGAATGCCCTCTTCGAGAAAATCACCGCCGCACATCAGGAGAAAAATGATGAACTGGAAAAGACCTAACCACAGTTACGAAATTCAAATTTTAAAAAACATGATAAACATGTTTGAAGATCACACTCAAATGGAAGAAGACTTTACTGACAATGAAGAACGGTTTGTCTACGAAGTAGCCCGGTGGGTTCAAGACAGACCGACTCAATGTTTTGGCTATGATTCAAAAACAAAGTGTGGCCGTCCTACTGTTCCTGAGCGTAACGGATCAAGACGCATAGGTAGCGTCTGTTTTGAGTGCCGCCAGAAAGCTTGGGAAGAATCCGCACCGCCTCTTTCTAAGAGAGAACAACGCAGCATGGAACGCATCGAAGCGGTTTTTAAAGAACAGCAGATGGCGATACTTCCGACAAATGAAGAACAGCGCGTTTTGAGAAAAAAATTCAACACTTTCCTTAAAAAAATTAAAGGCAACGATCTTATGTGTTTTTATTACGATCAACTTGTTGCGAAATACGGCCCACAAGACGCGATGGAGAAGGATGAGGATTTATGAAAAAGAAAAACCTAAACAAAAGACAACAGGGGGCGCTCGACCGTTTACTGCGTCAACCCCCTAAAACAGACGCGGCCCAACAAGCCGTTGTTGAGCAACAAATCCACACACTCAAAACTAAACTAGCGAGGAATATATGAAACCTTTGAACGTCATTTTCGATATGCCCAACAGTAAGCCTAAAAAGGTGAGGCTTACCGACATTAACTCTAAAGCCGATCTCAAGGATTTACTATCCGATGTTATCGTCAAGACCAAAAAGGAGAAGAAAAACAATGAATCTAGCGGAACTTCCTGAAAGCCTTGTCGCCCTTAACGCGCTTGATCCCGTTAGCGGGAAAGAGCATCTCAAAAAATATATTAGCAACTGCGATCGGGTCGACCTTTGCGCCCTGCTCGTTAAGTACGTCACCGAAACCCCCGATGCTAATAAACTGGTGGATGAATTAAGTAAACTGGTTGACCAAGCAAGGATAGACGGCTATGCTTTACCACAAGAGTAAGTTACCTACCTTTTCTTACTCTTGTCCTATAAGAAGTCGTTAACTCCTTAGAATGAAAGCCCCGGATTGAGGTATACTCTCTCCGGGGTTTTTATTTATGGAGACAAACGATGAAACACGATACCGCGCTACTTACCAAAGCCGCACACCTCGCGGACCAAGCCTACGATACCGATATCCCGAACGCCAAGAAATTTGAAAACAAACAAACCGATACCACGTGCTTTGTCCTTAAAACGGGCGATGTCGATTACGTCGTCTGGCGCGGAACGGAGTCGAGGCGAGACTGGCTTTACAATATTTTATTCATACCCCGCCCGATCCGAGGCGCTTGGGTACACATGGGTTTTTATCGGCACCTACAAGGCGTCTGGAAAGACGTCCGTAAAGAACTGAACCCGGCTAAAAAGACCGTCCAAATCGGACATTCCCTCGGGGGAGCATGCGCCGAAATCGCCTGTCACCTATCCCGCGAATTTAGCAATCTGCATCTGGTCACGCTCGGCAAACCCAACACCATGTCCCGCGTTAAGAAATGCCCTATGGACCACCTACAAACACAATACTCCGTGGTCCACGGCTCAGATATCGTTGCCCGCATACCACGAATAGGATACCGACCTTCAACCGGGAACAATCTTCGCCAACTCTGGTTCGCGAACAACGGCCAAGATTTCATCAATCCTTCCGCCGAGGTTAAAAAAGAAGACTGGAAAGCAAAAGACTCTGTGAGCGATCACATGGTCAGCGGTTATGTGGCACGAATCGCGGAATTTTGCAAAAACTGCGCGACTCCCGAGCCAGTAAAATTAAAACGCCCGGTAATGCCTAAAAAGAAGAAACGTAAAAAGTAAATCCGGCCTACATCCGGGCTACATCCGTGGGGTTTTTAACTTCCGCGTGGGGTTTTTAACTTCTACGTGGGGTTTTTAACTTCTACGTGGGGTTTTTAACTTCTACGTGGGGTTTTTAATAGGGCTAACTATATAGTGTCATGGGAAAATAAATTAAAAAAAATAAAAAAAATGATAAAAAGGGCGTAACTGGTGTAGTTTGTGTAACCAAAGGCCCAGGGACCACGGCCCACGGGGCTTTGGGAGGTTACGGGGGTGTAGTGAAAAGGTTACACGGGTTGCATAAACTCAAGAACGGTTCCTTAATCGCAAAAAGCCGTTATATACGATTTCAAAAACTTTTTTTATTTTTTTTTATATTTTCTATGACTCTATATATAAAGGTTTTATACTAACCATATGAATAACCGATATCTCATACCTGCTTCTGACCGAAAGACTAAGCGTGGTCGACCGAAGCGCACTCTCCAAGAACGCGAAAATCAAAAGCTTACAAAAAGACAGGAACTTTTTGTTAAGGAGTTTGTGAGCAAAGACGGGCAAGCTACTAAACGCGATTGCGCCATCGCGGCCGGGTATCCCCCGAAGTCAGCCCACGCTCGTGCCAACGATCTTACCAACCCCACGCGCAGTCCGCATGTCGTAAAAGAAATTCGCAAGTATAAAGCGGAACTGGATAAAAAATATGCTGTAAATTACGGTCGGCATGTTAAAGACTTGCAACGGATTCGGGACGAAGCTTTGGACAATGGTGCGTACTCAGCGGCGGTAGCGGCGGAGAAAGCCAGAGGCCAAGCGGAAGGATCAATTTATATCAACAAAAGTGAAATACGGCACGGCTCGATAGACCAAATGGACCGCGCCGAGGTAATGAAAGCTTTAAATGAAATCAAGGCCAGTTATGAGCCAGTTGCTACCTTGGAACGAGTCGATATCGAAAACGAAACTTCTGAAACGAAAGAGCGAGTCGAGCTTCTGGAAGCAACTCAAGAGGGCGATACAAAAGCATCGCCCGCAATGGCGTCCA